GAAAGAACGGATGACATCAATTGCTGGCGCAGGGACAGTGGGCAGCTTAAGGTACCGCTTCTTGATCCCTTTTCCATATTCGCGCTTTTGGGTCCACATACGGAAAACCTCGAGGTAAGTTGCTGGCTTTACAGTACGCATCCATTTAAGTGCAGCCGATTGTCGATCAGCAACGTACTTATCTTGGTCCCTCGGATTCAGGCGCCCGGCAGCCTTAAGGATCCCTTTGCCTGGTGTACGACTGCTTGGGTTGATACTTATCCCGGCCAAACGCCCACACTGGTCTGTTGCCCTGGTCACTTCAACTTCGTTGAAGAAGTTGAGCAAGAACCCCTCGGCAGCCTCTACCCACTGCTCGGCCATATCTGAATAAGCCTCAGGGTTGTGGGCCGTGAGCAGAAGCGTCCCCATTGACGACATCATGATAGCCTGATAATGGTTCAGGCCCGTTCGGTTCATTCGGTCCGCGCGATATTCTGATTGCATCATGTAAAGGCGCTTTGGGTCATGCATGACTACAACTTCTCCAGGGCTAGTTCCGGCCATCTCATACATTGCAAAGTCAGGGTCTTGCACAACTCTAAGATGCAAGATCCCGTCGAAAGTGCTATGTCTCTCAAAGCTGAAGACCACACCGTACTCGCTCAGTAGTGCTGCCTTCCACTTTGGAAGCAACTGGCTCGTCATTTCATCACACGAAAAAGCGATGTCATCAGAGGCATTGGCCAAGGTCACGTGTTTGATGAAGTCACTACATGGCAGCCCAGTAATTATAGACCATGTAGCCCGCAATGCTATCCTGACCCAGTCACGATTGTCAGGGCTGGTCGCTGCTGAGCCCGTGCCGCCACCCCCCGTCTTGCGGATGACAGTTCCATCGAGGAGGCTGACAAGGATCCCGTCGGACACACCAGAATAATAAGCGTTCATGAATGTCGTCGTTGCCCTCTCACCCCAGTTGCCAGCTATACCTCTCTCCCAAAGGCGTGTTGGACCTTGAATGACCAATTCAGACGTCACAGTGGAATCGAACTTTGTAGCGTCCCCCGTGTAAAAATCAGGATGCGTCCTCAATGCTGCATAGACATCGGACATACCCCCTTCAGTCCGGGCAAAAGCTGGTAAAATTAACGCACGAGCTGGGGGGAGTCTCTTGTTCCGTTCCCCTGCTAAAGTATTGTAAGCGATGGCAGTTAGCCGATCACCAGCAGTGACTGTCCTGATGGCTTTCCTGTCTGCAGCAATCTTGTCAACTGCGACGATCTGATTCTTCGGGAAACAATGAAAAGCAACACCGGGGAAGTTACCGCTATCAAGCATTCGACCGACGCCAACTCGTATCGCGTGAATCCATCCGGAATTTCGTAGGGTGGCCCGTTTCTTAACAATAGGTAGGAACGGCAGTCCTGCACTGTATTTCCACTCGGTAGCCGCTATAACGTTCCTAACAGTGAGACCTCGAGGTTGGTCATACATCTCAGGGAAGTCATCAAAAATCGAGTCGGCCGCTTCCTTGATCTTTGCCAAACCAAGCACTGATGGCCTGGGCCGATTGACGAGGTACCGAGAAAGTGACAAATTGACTGTTTCTGGCGTGGCTGTCCAAGCTCCGTCGATACCTCGACCTGCACCCGCTCTTATTGCTCTTTCAAGACGATCTCGTTCACGCTGGGTTTCCATAATGTCGACATCGAAGTTGTCGATCAATTCGAGCGAGGCTTTCAGCCCGTATGTCCTTCGCGGG